TCGCACCGTGGGGAACGCCTTCTACGACTTATGGTGCCGATCCGTATGGCATCATCAAGCACCAAGTAGTTTCCGGCACCGGTATTCCACCACAGGCGTATGTGGGAGCCGTCGGGGGTAACACGACCGCACCCTTCACCTTCCAACTTGACCGTGCGGCTACGGTTTCAGCAACCAACAACCTGACCTTCTCGATCTACTCCGTGAACACCCCCGACAAGTGGGTTTGGACTGAGGTGAACAGCCCTGCGGCTGAGGGCTTGCAGCGAGCCAACGGCGGCGGCGGTTTTCAGATTTACAGCGATCCAAATGTGTCGTGGACGACCGCCGATGGAACAACCGTTTGTGGCGACGGTTATATCTACACCTACCAAGGGACTTTCGACGCTTACTTCTTTGCCATGTCCACGCAGTTTGGGGCGTGGTATTGCAGCCGCATCAAATACACCGATCTTTTCACCGGAGAGCCGTTCGGCAACGAAGAGCAGTATCTCGGTCCGTATGCTGGAAACTGGACGGGAACACCCGCCAAGTCTTACGTCACCCTCTACAGCGATGGCACGACCAGCGATCCCGAAACTTCGGGTTGGCTAAGGCAGAACATCGTGCAGAACGACCAGCAGTTGCTTGCGCTGAAGCAGCCGGTCATCAACCACAACAGCGACGGCGGCTCGATCACTCAACGCTCCGACGGGACATACCTCGCCGTCACCCGTACAACCGATCGGCAAACATGGGCGACCACAGCGACCAACCTAACGGAGTGGGGCAACTTTGGAACATGGTCATACTTCGGACCTGTCCCTTATGCCTTTGGATATGACGCTTCCAACTTTATGAACTCCGACGGGACAAGTAAGGCGAATGGGTATTGGGGGTATGGAGCATTTCTGCGCCCCGAGATCACTTGGCCGGGTCAAGGCGTTGACGATTACTGCGTTAGTCACGTCAAGCAAGACCATCCGGGCAACCTCTATGACCCTAGGAAATATTGGACTAAACTTTGGGTCGTCAGCGGCCTATGAGGTGGTGAAATGTCGTCAGAACTGCTGTATTGGAACGCCGCCACGAGCACTTGGCAGTCTGTAGCCGCCGGACCACAAGGCGCAACGGGACCTACCGGACCGACAGGACCGACGGGAGCCACCGGAGCGAGCGGGACAGGTCCCACCGGACCTACGGGAGCGCAAGGCGTTCAGGGGGCAAGCGGGGCGTATTTCACCGTCGGGTCAACGCCAGCACCTCCAACCCCATCGGTGATCTGGGTTCAGTCCACCGGCTCACAGTCGTCCATCTACGGCTTCAACCAGCACGCCACCACGACGGCTCAAAACGGCTCACTAGCAAACTATGTTCCCCTCGCTTCCACATCGGGCATCGTCGTTGGGGATTTCATCTATGACCTGACCTACCTCAACGAAGCCAGAGTGACGGGTATTGGAAACGGGTATGTAAGCGTTGACTCAGGGACATTCCTACCGCTCACGGGCGATACCATCGTCACCGGAGCATGGAACCAAGCGGTTGTTGGTGCTCAGGGGGCCACCGGCCCGCAAGGGGCGCAGGGAGTAGCGGTAGCCAACGGTGTGAACATCTCGCAGTTCTCACTAGCGAGCACTGCTGGAATACCGCAGAAAGCGTTTCTGCCGTTTGGGAGTTCGGTTGCAGCCGGTTCGACCGTTCCAAACATGGACTATTCGATCATCAACAGCAAGTATGCAGCGAGCCACTCCACCGCCGCAACGCCAGCATCGAGCACGAACGCTGTAATGATCGGGACGACCTATGCGGGCGTGTGGGGAGTTTTCACCCCAAATACAAACCTTTGGTCGGGTTTGGTGGGCACCAACCGCCTAACTGCTTACTATCGGGTAACCCTGTTCCTCGCCACTACCTCGTCGCAGAACTACAACTTGATCGTTGTGGCGGGTTCGAGCACGAGCAGCATCAACAGTGGAGGCTCAGGCACCGGCTCAACTTATGCCACCCCCCAAGCGCACACTTTCTGGCCGATTTCCCACAGCGGCATTGAGTCCACGCACCAAATCGTCGTGCCGTTGCAGTCTGGGCAGCAAATCGGTGTCGCCAACTTCGGCTCAACTACTGCAAGTTTCATGAGTGCTGGAAACTGGTTAGGGCTACCCCCATCGACGGCTCAGGCATACTTGGGTTCCCACATCTCCTTCGAGTTCCTCGGCCTCGACTAAAGATTTCACCTAAACCCCCTGAGCCAAACCCTAGATGTGTGTAGTAGGGTTTCCAAATGTGGAAGAAGTTGACGACCCTACCGACGAGAACGGCTACTGCCCCATCTGCGGCCCCCGCCACTTCTTCCTGTCTGGCCCGTGGTTTCACCGGCAACACATTGAGGAAGCCAAGAAACGCCACCCTTCCAACCCCCAAGGAGAGAATAAATGACTGACCCAGTGACCCCACTGCCGCAACGGAAGCCGATGGACGAAAACTTTTCAGCAGAAGTCGCTGCGCTGCTTAGTCACATCAAGGACCTTTGCAAGCAGATGCGAGATCACGAGAAGGCTGTGATTTCACTAGGGGAGGAGCGTCGCCAGACCGTCGCCCGCCTCCGTGAGCACAATGTTCCGTGGCTCAAAATCGCTGAGTGGGCGAACACCACCGATCAGGCATTGTTCAAGCACCAGAACCGCAAGCCCAAGGCCGATAAGTAGGCCGTAGCCCCATCACACTGATTTGTGGTGTCTGCATAACCCTGCTATAGTAGTTAGTTATGACCGACCAACTGCTCGCACGGGCTATGCAGATCATCGGGGGGAACTGCGATGGGGCTGTAGAGCAAGACGGCGTTGGCTTCAACGGGCCAGATAGTAAGTCCGGTAAAGCCATCGCCGCCACTCCACCTGAAGCGTGGAGCGCAGGGGTGCAGCGCACCGCCTACGAGATGCTCAAAAAGTATCGCAGCCAACTCGCAGCAGCGGGCGTGGACTACGACGCTATTCCCGAGCCGCCACAGGTCAATGCCACCGGACTACGGGCTATTGACGTTCGCTCTGGCAAGGTGCTGGTATTCCTGCCCTACGGTGACCCTGCATACCCTAAGACCGCACTAGGGGCTGTTTGGAACCGTGACCTCAGAGGTTGGCAGGTTGCGGTGAGTAAGTATGGCTCAGTGCTGGAATGGGCACGCCGCAATGAGGTTCCGGTCAGCGACCGAGCACGGGCGATCCTCGAAGCCACGCCAAAGCCAAGCAAGCCGGATTACTCCGGTCATGTTGTCGTTGAGCGCAACGAAATCGTCATCAGGTTCGACTACAACCCAATACTCGTAGATGCCGTCCGCTCTATTCCGGGGCGCAAGTGGGACAACGACGATAAGAGTTGGCGTGTTCCAAAAGATACGGTCAGCATTGTTCGCAAACTTGCGAGCGACTACAACCTATTCCTCACCGACGATGTGAAGCGACTGCCCGATGTAGAGGTGCATCTCGGACCGAAGGTGAGCGTCGTCGGCAATGACTTTGCGATCTCGTTCACCTACGATGCCGAACTCCTTACTGCGGTGCGCCAAATGCCGGGAGCACGATGGGCACCGGGCACGAAGGCGTGGATCGTCCCCATTGAGAGCGCAGAGGAAGTCGTCAAGTTCGTCAAGCAGCACAACGCTCGCACCTCGCCAGAGGCAGACCGTTTAGTGCAGGAGAGCACGCTGCTCCAAGATGTAATCGACGCTAGCGCAGCCAAAGATGCTCAAATCCAAATCGCAGGGTTGGGCAACGGTCGCTACGAACTGTTCCCTTTCCAGCGTGCAGGCGTGGCGTATGCCCTCCGTTCGATGGGGTGGGAGCACAAGACCGATGGCGTGTGGGAGCGCACCACAGACACCGGCGCAGGTGGCGTGCTGATCGGTGACGAGATGGGGTTGGGCAAGACGAGCCAAGGGCTTGCTGTCCTCCAAGCCACACAGTCGTTCCCTGCCGTCGTGGTCGTCCCTGCCAGCCTCAAACTCAACTGGGAGCGTGAGGTCGCCATGTGGCTACCACCAGAGCACACCGTCAAGGTGCTGAACGGCACGAGCGGCAACCTCCCCGATGCCGATGTGTATGTCGTGAACTTTGATGTTGCCCACTATTGGGCGGAGAAGTTCGTCAGCGTCAAAGGTTTGGTTGTGGACGAGAGCCACTACATCAAGAACGGCCAAGCCCGACGCACGAAGGCGTGCATCGCCATTTCCGACAAAGTGGTTGCAGGCGGCGTTCGTGTTTGCCTGTCCGGCACCGCCATCGTGAACCAGCCGCTCGAAATCATGACCCAACTCCGTGTGATCTACCGGCTTGACGAGTTGGGTGGAGCACGGTCGTTCCGCAGCACCTACGGTAAAGCGTCAGCACGCAGCCTCGCAGCACTGAACCGCAAACTGCGCTCTAAGTGCTATGTCCGACGCAGGAAGGCCGATGTTCTCACCGAACTGCCGCCGAAGCGTTGGAGCAGCGTGATCGTCGAAGGCGATCCAGCCATCATGAAGGAATACAAAAAGGCCGAAGCAGATATCGTGAAGTATCTTTCGCAACTTGCGATGCAGTTTGCTTTGGAGTCCGGCGCAAGTTCAGAGGAAGCCCGCAAAGAGGCATGGATGAAGGCACTCCGAGCACGCTCAGCCGAGCACCTCGTCTCCATTTCCACCCTGAAGCAAATCGCAGCCAGAGCCAAGATGAAGGTTGCAAAGCAGTGGGTCGAGGATTTCCTTACCACCGACAAGAAGTTGGTCGTGTTCGGTTGGCACCGTGAGGTCGTGGATCAAATCGCTACCGACTTTGCCGATGGGGTCAAAATCCAAGGTGGCATCACCGCCGAGCGTCGCCAGCAAGCGGTGGACTTGTTCCAAAACTCCGACGGTCAGAAAGTTATCGCTTGCAACATCAAGGCAGCCGGAGTGGGACTGACCCTCACCGCAGCGAGCGATGTGTTGTTCATCGAACAGGGGTGGACACCATCAGACATGGAGCAGGGTGCAGACCGTTGCCACCGCATCGGTCAGAAGGACAGCGTGACCGCATGGCTCATGCTCACCGCCGATACCATCGATGAAGATATCGCAGCCCTTATTCAGGCGAAGCGAAACATCGTGGATCGTGCCATCGACGGCAGCGAGGACGAGGACGATGAGGAAGGCTCGATCATCGGCGAACTCATCGTGGGTCTTGCTGAGCGTGGGATGCGCCAAGCCGTTTAGGACTTGACCTTTTCCGCAGCCTTCACCGCTTCGTC